TCGGGTTTGTTGACTATTGCAACAAGCACGGTGACGGCCACCTCGACGTCGTGAAGCACACCCACCTGCCTGCGGACTATCAGGCTGAGTTGGGCATGCCGGAGACGAACGACGAGGAGACAGGCGTGTCCAAGTGGGACGTGTGCGTGTCGGCGCTGTGCTACACAGAGATCGTGATGTGCGTCGTGGCCGTCACCATCGCCATGTACGACATCTTGAGCGCGTTGCATGAGGGTCACAGTGTCCTGCTGTCGCTGTCGTTCGTCGCGGTCATTGTCGTGCTGTGCGTGTACTTGCGCCGTGGTGCGAAGTACGCGAAGCCGGCATTTGATCGCAGCCGCACGCACCGCATTGTCAAGCTGTCATGGGAGGCTCTGCCGATCATGCACTTCGTTGACATGCGCCCGGCGAACCAGCACACTGTCAAGGTCGTTGACGTTGGCCAGCTGGTGCGTTGCGTCATCACGGAGCAGGAGATTGCTGGGCAGTCTTGTATGCCGTGTGTGACAAGCCGCAAGCCGCGCACGCGTGTTATCAACGACGTCCAGCTGACACTCGCCGAGTTCAATCTGCTGCGTGCGGCCGTGACTGGCCAGCAGAATGACCCGGAGATGACCGCACGCGTGAGCGCGCAGTCGCGCGCGTGGGTCAACAGCGGCGCAGAGCACAGCTCAGGTGCACATGCGGCGCGTGTCCGCGACGTGTTGTGCGGCAACGCTCTCGGCAAGATGGTGCCGGGGAAAGCCAGCCAGTGTGTGGGTGTCGTCACCACACTGTGACTGGCTTCAGCGAGGGCGAGTACGACGTCCCGTTCAACGAGCCAGCCGAAGACTGTCACATGCAAATCCGCGCAGGTCACCGCCTGCGTCGTGAAAAATTGGATGATGAAGTCACAGCTGTCACTTGTTTGCCGGTGACGTCGTGCGATGGGCATATGGAATTAATCCCGTACATGTGGAACACAAGTCAAGCCGCTAGTCAGTGTGCTGCCTTTGGCCACAGGGTCGCTTGCGCGATGCCCACCATCTCGGAGGTCCGTGGGAAGGATCTTCTTATTTTCGCATCTATCATGACAAAGATGCTCCCACTGGTGACAAAAGCCGTTCTCACTTCTTTGTGGGCGGACACACGAAAATACACCAAAAAGACGAAGATTGACTTTATGAATGGACGTGTCAGCATGTTCAGTTCGGCGACTCACAAGGAAGTGACCGCATGTCAGTCGTTCGTCAAGCGAGAGCTCATGTGCAAACCAAAACACGCACGTGGCATCAACTCGTACTCAGACGCGTCGAAGGCCATCCTTGGTCCGTGGATCAAGGAAGTTGAGAAGGTCGTCTTCGCGCATTTCCCAGTCTTCTCAAAGGGCACCGACCCTAAGGACCTCCCAGCGCTCATGCGTGAGCGCCTCGGCGATGAACGTGTCATGGAGACAGATTTCACGTCGATGGAGGGCCACCATCGCGGTGTCTTGATGCAGATCTCGTGTGACATGATGAAGCATGTCCTGCAGGGTGCGCCCCCTGCGATCACAGATCTCATTGAGCGGATGTGCACGGGCACGAACAAGTGCGAGTTCGGTTCCATGACTGGCCATGTCGAAGAGCGTCTCATGAGTGGGGCGCTGTGGACGTCGCTGGCCAACGGTTACCTGAACTTCGTGCTGCTCACGTACCTGCGTGCGCGGTCGGAGGAGCCGACCAAACCAGCTGAGGAGCTGGCGGCTGATTGGGGCAAGTACTTCTCCGGGCTCGTCGAGGGCGACGACGGGATCACGAAGTATACTGCACTCAATGAGGATCTCATCACCGACTTAGGTCTGCGTCTCAAGTTTGAGGTGCATGATCACTTTGGTGATGCGTCGTACTGCGGCACTCGCTGCAGTAAGACAAGTGATCTCATTCAGTGCGACCCAATGAAAGTGCTGCGTAACCTGACGTGGGTTCCCCCACACCTGAAGGGAGCTAAGCGGTCGAAGCTGCTGGCCCACATCCGCGCAAAGGCCATGTCCTATGCGTCGGTGTACAAGGGCTGCCCCATCGTGTACCCATTTGCATTGCGCATTTTGAGTCTCACTTCAGGTGTGAACACCACCGACGTCACCAAGTTCTCCCGGAGTGGGTACGAGCGCAAGCGGCTGATGGCTGCTATGCTCGACCGCCCGTGGGAGAAGACGGTTGAAGTGACGATGGATGCACGCGCGTACATGAGTGCGCGTACGGGCATCAACCCAGTGGAGCAAGTACGCATCGAGACGGCGTTGTATGCGGGCACACTGGAGAAGGGATTCCGTGTGGATCTGGCCGCCTACATCGGTGATGGCGACAGTGAGCACGTCTCTCGTCACTACACCGCACCTGGGCCAAACGCCCCCATTCGTAGCCATGCGACGCCTTACCGCTCGGACTGGCTGAACCAGGTCCTGGAGACTGGT